TTATAAAAAATATGAGTCATATTTTTCTTGTAATTTTTCAACTGCTTTTCTCATTGACCTTTTGGCTATATATTGAAAAAAGAAGGCACCACCAGTACAAATTAAAGCAATTAAAAAACCTTTTATCGACCCTGAAAGAGATGTGTTAGTTAATCCAGATGCTAAGAGTCCGAATAAAAATCCCACAATATATATACCTATGCCCAGTTCTTGTGCCGAAGAAAGAATAGTATGTTTTTCATCTGCATTTATCATAATTAGTACCCCGTTTCATGCCTCATACGCTCCAATAAATCTGCCTGTATTTCAGTATCAAAATCATTGCCTTCAATATGACTTAACTCATGGATATAAGATTTTCGTTGTTCTGCTACTGATAAGCGAGCATTTAATAAAATAGTGTAAGTCCCATCTTCGTTTTGTCTTGTATAACCGCCAACGCTACAAGGTAAATCGACTAAATGGATGAAAAAATTCAATCCTCAAAACCTCTTTCCTTTTTTAATAAAGACTTTGTAATATTAATAACACTTTCCATATCTTCTTTTGATAGACTCCGTTTTGCGTCAAGTAAAATACGCAATTCGGGGTCATTTTTTATTTGATTGGCTAATTGGGCTACTTCAGGGTCATCATAGTATCCTTGGTTTTCTTTGTATGGGTAAAGTTCCGGTGAATTATTATAAAATACATCACCTAATAGAAAATCTACAGATACATTTAGTAGCTCGGCGACTTGTCTAAGCTTATCTATACTAGGAGAAGAGCGATCCCATTTAGTAATAGTGCCATTTCCGAACCCAAGGTGTTCTTCAATTTTGGTTAAACTTAAGCCCTTTTTTCTGGCTAAGTACTGTATACGGCTTTTTAAAGTAGTCCCTATATCACTCATAATTTTAACCTTTCATAAATTACTAGAAAATATTCCTTAAAAAGCATTGACACGTAGAAAATTATCTAGTAATATATAGGTGTGGACGAAAATATTCTAGTATAGATAGTTGAATCTATTCATTTTCTAGTGAAAATGTAATTTTAAGTATCTTTTTCTTATATATTAGAATATTTTCTATTTTAAGTCAATGATTATTTTCTAGTAAAGAGGTGATTTGATGATTTTTGAAGCGATTAAAAAACTTTGTGACGATAAAAGTATCAGTATTAATAAATTGGAGAAGGCATTAGGCTTTGGAAATGGCACTATTTCAGCTTGGAAGAAAAGTTCTCCTAGTATTGATAAATTACAAGCTGTCGCAAATTTTTTTAACGTATCGGTAGAAGCTTTACTTAAATAAGATTATGTAATGTAAGTGAATAGAGGTGATGGTTATGGAATGTAGAACGTATAGCGTTGATGATGTTGCAAAAATTTTAGGTATATCCACAAAGTCAGTATACGACATGGCACAACGGAGAGTTATTCATCGATTGCCGAATGTACCAAAAGTTAAATTCTCGCAAAAAGAAATTGATGCCTTATGTGGAATTAAAGATGAGTTTAATGCTCATAACTTTAAGCTCATTAAAAATGAAAATGAGCAGCTAAAAGATGAAAATCAAAGATTAAAAGATTTGATTAAGAAGGCAACCGCTGAGTTATTGCTTATGAGTTCTGCAATTATTGAATAGAAAGGATGTGAATAAAATGAGCTTATTGATTCAATCATTTGCACTTGGAATGGCGTTTAGCGCCCTACTATTATCGGCTTATTATTATGTGGTGCTGAAACCACAGCCGGATAATGAAGCCCAAAAAAGTGTGCCAAAGAAAGCCTATAATTGGGCAAAAGATAACAGACACGGAACGTTCAAAGGTAACTTATTATGAGTTATAAAAGAAAAAGCCCTCAACCGGTGGCACGGTTAAAGGGCTAAAGAAAATGTATATACTTAAATTATAGCATAGGAGCAGAAAAATGAACAGTCTATATGATTTGTCAGAGAATTATAAAACACTCATGCAGATGATTGAAGATGCAGAACTTGACGAAGAGGCACAAGAAGATTTGCCGGTTTTAGAAGATACGCTATTAATGATTGAGGATAGCTTAGAGGGCAAAGTTGATAACATTTGCCGGCTGTACTTCAATTGGAAAAATGAAGCGGAAATGTTTAAGAAAGAGGCGGACCGATTAACTAAACGCCGTAAGGTGTTAACGGATCGCGTGGAACGCCTTAAAACATACCTACAGGAAAACATCGAAAAAGTAACCGATAAGCCATATGCAACAGGCTTATTCAAAACCGGCTATCGCAAAAGCGTTGTAACTGAGATTGACGATTTAAACGCTGTACCGGATGAGTTTAAGAAGATAGCTATTACACCCGATAAGACAGCAATTAAGAACGCTATCAAGGCCGGAGCGGTTATTGACGGAGCTCACTTAGAAGAACATCGAAACTTTGGTATATCGCTTAAATAGGAGGCTAATATGGAAGAATTAATTAAAAAATTAGGGGCAGTACAAAGTGAATTGAAAGCTCCTAAAAACCAATACAACGGCTTCAATAACTTCTATTATCGCAGTGCCGAGGATATCCTCGAAGGGGTTAAACCTCTATTAAAACGCGAAGGGCTTTTGTTGACGATTGAAGATGATGTTAAACAAGTCGGCGAACGGTATTATATCGCAGCCACCGCCACAGTTTCAGACGGTAAAGCATCACTATCAGTTACAGCATACGCTCGGGAACAAGCTGATAAAAAAGGTATGGACGCTAGCCAATTAACAGGGGCTACATCATCGTACGCCCGTAAATATGCTCTTAATGGCCTGTTCTTAATCGATGATGTAAAAGACGCTGATTACCCGATGCAAGAGCAGCCAAAGAAAAAAACGCAACAAGTAATGCCTACAGAGCCGAGCTTGTGGGAGCAAACTAAAACATACGCTAAACAGAGCGGCGTTACTGAACAAGAGTTAAAAGAATTTATGAAAAACGAACTCGGCTTATCTAATTCCAATGAAATGACAAAAGAGCATTGGCAAAAGGCTCGGACGTTCATTAATAGCATTCGGTATAAATCATGAAATGGACAACCAAAGGCGTAAATCTACTCAAATCAATCGCTTGGCAGTTGGTAATTCCGGCGCCGAAAGACAACGATATAGCCAAAATCGACAGTGAAACAGAATACACTATCGAGATTAAGCGGAAAAGCAAAAGACGCTCATTGAACGCAAACGCCTATTGTTGGGTGTTATGTCAAAAGATAGCGGTTGAACTATCTAAAAATGGCTATATCTCAAAAGAAGATGTATATCGCAAAGCGATACTCGATAGCCAAAAAGGCGAGGCAGTCGGAATACCAATAAATATAGTTGATAGCGTCATACGCAAATGGCGTCATAACGGCATCGGTTGGCTTGCTATAGTCGATGACTGTGAGCGGCTAGAGGGCGTTAAGCGAGTTTATTTATACGCCGGCTCATCATCGTATAATGTGTCGGAGATGTCGAGATTGATTGAGTGTTTGGTTGATGAGTGCCAACAGTTAGGCGTCCCACTTGATCCGTCAGACTACATCAAATCACTCTTAGAAGATTGGAGTAAGCAAGTTGAACAAGCTGAAACGAGAGGATAACAAACTGTACAAAATCACACTCCCTCAAGCTATCGAGAGGGACAGCCCCAACGGTTACCCCGAATGCGTGTTATGTGGCTCAAATAGCCCGACCGATGTGCATCATATCGTTAGTCGGGCGCAGGGCGGCAAAAGTGAATTATGCAACCTTGCAACGCTGTGCCGGAGTTGCCACAACGCAGCTCATGGCGTGAACGCTAAAGAAATCAGAGCAAAACTCTTGGAAATCATAAAAGAAAGGACGAACACAAATGACTGACTTAGAAATCTTAGAACTTTTAGTTAGTGAGCTTAAGCTCATGGCAAGCGAAGGCTTTACATGGAAAAGCGACGGCGAAAAACAGCAAGCCATCGGCAAAAATGCAGCCTATTTAAAAGTATTACAGTTAATTAAACGGCTAAAAGGTAAAGAACCTGCCGCAACGGAATAGCTTATGAAGTACATCGATGAGATTAACTCGTTCTATTCATGGCTAGAAACTAACCCTATTTCTTCACCGTCTATTACACTATGGCACGGATTGATGAACGTATGTAATAAAACAGGTTGGAAACAAGAGTTTAATGTAGCCATTTCAGTACTTGAGTTAAAGACAGGCCTCTCGAGAAGTGCTATCTATCGAGCGAGAAATGTACTAAAACAAGCGGGTAGGATAGACTTCTCAAGCAGAGGAAGTAAACAATCGAGTGCGTACTCAATAATTCCGTTTGCGTCCCAAATAGACACACAAAGCGGAACACAAAGCGGAACACAAAGCGGAACACAAAGCGGAACACAAAGCGGAACACAAAGCGAGACCATACCTAGACATAGACAAGACAAGACTAGACTAGAGAAAGAAAGTAAACCAAAGAAACCGGCGAGCCGATTTCAAAAGCCCTCTCTTGATGAAGTCATTGAATATTGCAAAGAACGTGGCAACTCAGTTGATGCTGAACGCTTTGTCAATTACTACGAGGCCAACGGTTGGCGTGTAGGTAAGAACGCTATGAAGGATTGGAAGGCAGCCGTGAGAACTTGGGAAGGGAGGGAGAACCATGTCAAACCTACGAGCAGCAATAGAACAATTCAAACGGCTGGCGGAGGAAGCCCGGACAAGTGGGCAAATGAAACCGATGAATGGTGAGCAGCCTAAATCGCTAAACTTTGAATATTACGGCATTGGCAAACGCTATCAAGGCGTAACCCTTGGGGCGTTGGAGTTTGAAGGTGCCGAATATGCACCGGTGGTTGCCTTTGCGGAAAACATCAAACAGCGTCTTGAGAATGGCTTAGGGCTCATCTTGAAGGGTCCCGTTGGCACAGGTAAGACTTGCGCGGCGATTGCTATCATGCGAGTGGCGATTGATAACAAATATAGCGCGTTTTTCATCTCGATGATGAGCCTACTCGATAAACTCATGACGCTCCGTGACAAAGAGGAAGCCTACGAGTTTGAGCAACGTTTGAGGACAACAAAATTACTCGTGCTTGATGATTTAGGCGGCGAGTATCGCAGTAAGAATGATTTTACCGGCAGTAAATTGATGTCGATTATCGGCGAACGCTATGAGCGACAACTATCGACTATCATCACGACAAATCTAACTATCGAACAGTTAAAAGCGGAGTACGATGAACGAATGATAGACCGGCTCCGCAGTACAAATCAACTTGTTACGCTTGGCGGCGAAAGCTTACGCCGGGCAGAATGGAGAGAAATATGAACACAGTGCAGTTATTAGGGAATTTATCACGTGATCCGGAAGTGCGATATACAAAATCGGGCAGAGCAGTGGCATCGTTCACGGTGGCAGCTAGCAATACCTACATCGACGCAGAGGGCAACACTCAAGAGCAAACCTCATTTATTAATTGCGTAGCTTGGGGCAAGCTCGGCGAGGGCGTGGGCGAACTCAAAAAAGGCTCTCGGTGCTTTGTTGAGGGGCGTTTGACTACTCGCTCATATGACGGCAAGGACGGACAAAAGCGATATATCACCGAGGTAGTGGCTAACTTTGTAGGGGCTCCGCTTGATGAGCCGGCAAAACAAGCCTCTAACTTTGACAGTTTTGAAAAACAAGAGGAAAATATACCGTTTTAAGTGATAGAAAACTCATAAAATGTTTTTTGAAAACCGTAAAGGAGCTACGTATGAAAATCATAATTGATTATCCGATTATTTGGCAGAAAATGCTAGAACATGACATCAGTATTACCGATTTGGCGTTGGAAGCTGGTATTAAACGTTTTACAGCGTGGAATTTGGTGCAAGGTAAGTACGTGCCCGATTTGCAAACATGCCAAAAGATTGCCAAGGCATTGAAAATCTCGGACACTGAATTATTTAGGGTGAAACCATGACAAATAGCAGGCGCAAAGGAGCAAACGGCGAGCGTGAATTTAGTAAATATTGTCACGGTCAAGGGTTCCCGAACGTAAGGCGAACGGTTCAATATTGCGGTAAGTCGGGCGAGGCTGCAGATGTGGTAGGCCTCCCCGGCATTCACGCCGAAGTCAAGCGAGTGGAACGGCTAAACCTATACGACGCCCTTGAGCAGGCTAAAAGGGACGCTCAAAAGTCAAAGGGCGTGCCGGCAGTATTCCACCGCAAGAATAATCATGAGTGGGTTGTGGTAATGGCGGCAGAGGACTGGTTTAACCTCTACCGAGAAAGCGAATTATTGAATAGCAATTATAGGAGCGATGAAAATGGACGGGACAACGCTTAGAGGGAATATTTTGGAATATTTATACGAAAAAGGGTATGAGTACATCATCAATGATGGATTCGGCGAAGTCTATGCGGTGGACGCCGTAGAAAGCGAGTACAGTAATTATATTGAAGGCAGTAAGCGGGTTAAATATTTGGGGTTTTGTGAACTATTTGAAGATGTTACTTGCTCCGACCCGTTGAATATCGCTTGTGAAATTGGGGCGATTGATTGGTCGACGGTTCCGGAAAATACGCCGGTGCTAGTGCGACATAACGAATCGGAACCATGGGAATATCGGCATTTTTATAAATATAGCACCGAATCGGATTATCCATTTATTTGCTATATCGACGGAAAGACAAGTTATACGGTCAAGAGCATTCAGAGTATTGTTAAATATGATAATTGGGATTTTTGCAAGTTAGCGGAGGAAGAATGGAAACCGGGGCGAATGGACTATGAAGAATTAGAATTATTGCACCATTTCGCCGAATCGTTTGTAGACATTGAACGAGAAGAAATCGAGGAGGGCGAACAATGCTAGTTGAAACAAATGACTGGGCAGTAAGTCGTAACGGTGAGAACTTTTATAGATGTGACAGCAGTTCGAGAGAGGGAGCCATTGAAGAAGTCGACAAAGGCCGTATATTTGACCAAGAGGACTTAATGACCGATTGGGGTGTTAGAAGTTTTTATATTGGCAAAGTTTACGAGTTTGAGCCTGTTATTGATGTTGACAGTATTATTGAGCGACTACAATACGAGTGCGAGGACCAAGTCGGCGAAAATGCTGACGGATATTTGAGCGACGCGAGCATAGAGGAACTTGAGGACTTAGAACAGCGGTTGACTAAGACGTTCAAAGAGTGGGTAGATGAATCCGGGTTGAACACTTCGGCGTTTGCTGTGTTGGATTATGATTTGATTACATTAGAACCGGTGGAGGTTGAGGAATGATTATAGATTTTGAAAATCAGGATATAACAGAAATCGTAAGAAAAAATGAAGTGCCACACATTGATGTAAAAATTGAAAATTCGCCAAATGAAAGAAGCACAGAACAGGCGGTACTGTTAATGGTTGCAGTTGACAGATACGCCCTCTTAATGGGCATATCAAGGCACGAAGCAGCGCTTAAAATATCCGAACAATTAAGGTTAAATGCAAATGAACATTTAGACGGTGTAGGTTTGGCGGAGGTTGAGACAATTGAGCAAAAAGATTAGGTTTAAATTTTACTTGCCACAAGAGTTTCAAGGGCAAGCTATTGAAGCAGATGTAGAAAATGATGCACGAGTGCATTTAGATCACTTAGAAAAGATGGCTTTATATGACTTTTCGGAAGCTTTTATTGAGGTCGAACGGCAAATAGTAGAAAGTGATGAATAATGATAGCAATACAATGTATTAGGTGGTGAGTATTATAGACTTAAATGCAATAAAATCTGAAGCAGAGTGGTACTTATATCATTACAAGCAAATTAAGCAGCTATCAATGCAAGGTGAAGAGCCTATTATTATATGCGGTAAGACGGTAGAGAAGCCATTGTGTGTGGTTAACGCTGTGGATAAATTGATGGATAGTGTGGATGACTTATGTCGCCGCATCATTATAAGGCGATACTTAAATAATGAGTACTGGAAAGTGACAATCACAGATGAATGTATTAGTCAGCATCCGTATTATCGGTGCGTAGATAAGGCGCTAAAACTGGTTACATTGCAATTAGTAGCTAAAGGTGTAATTAATATTTGATTTTAAAAGGCATGGTTAATTTTGATACCATGTCTTTTCCCATTTCGTAAATGGGTTTGAATAAATGATGATACTATATAATTATAGGGGACATTGTATTGTTCTACATTCCTTTCAAACCCCTACGCATGTTGTGTTGTAGGACGTGGCTAGCAAACTATCATCCTCCTCCTAAGACGCAAAAAGGGTACCTGAAATGGTACCTTTTTTGTTATATGTATGGAAGATTACTCAAGTGGATTAAGAGAGCTGTCTTGAAAACAGTTAGGCGCTTATGCGTGCGTGGGTTCGCATCCTACATCTTCCGCCATAGGTTTTGCTTTTCCTAATAAAAAAAGTACTGAACAAGCGGTTAAATGTAATCCGGTTAAAACATTAAGAGAATGCGGCTGAGAGAAGATGGCTGTATTTGCAGCAAGTGAAAGCCTTGCACCTATCTATTTTTTATGAAGGAGGCTCCTAATGGCAACAGGTAAATATAAAACGTGGCAAACGCCCGATAATTTAACGTTGCTTAGGGGCTTTGCTCGAAATGGATATACTGATGAGGAGATTGCCAAAAAAATAGGCATTAGTCGCAGTACATTAAGTGATTGGAAGGTCAAGTATTCAGACATTGCGGACGCTCTAAAAAAGGGTAAGGATGTCATTGACGATGAAATAGAGGAAACTCTTATTAAGTCAGCTATGGGATATAGTTACGAAGAAGTGACTAAGGAGTCTCAATTAAATCCGGAGACAGGTTGTTTTGAGTTAGCCGTAACTAAAGTAGTGACTAAACATCAAACTCCAAATGTGACCGCACTGATTTTTTGGCTTAAAAATCGCCGCCGTGAAACATGGCGTGACAAAATCAGTAAGGAAGATTTACAAAGTCAGAATATATTGCTTTCGGTAGGTGATATTGATGGCGAAACAGAGTAAACGTGTTGATTTGCTGAATGATGTGATTAACCCTACAAAGAGACAACGTGATTTTATTAAGGCTGTACTTAAGAATAAGTATACCTTGTATGGCGGTGCCGCTGGTGGCGGTAAATCGTATATACTGCGTTGGATTATGGTGTATTTGCTCATTAATTGGTTTATTAAGACAGGAATAACAGGAATTCGGGTAGGAATATTTTGCGAAGACTATCCATCATTAAAGGATAGACAAATCAGCAAGATACGAATGGAATTTCCCTTATGGCTTGGCGATTATAAGACTACTGACCATGAGTTTATACTGCGTCCCGAATGGGGTGGTGGTGTAATCTGTTTTAGAAATTTAGATCGCCCTGAAAAATATTTATCTAGTGAATTCGCAGCCATTGCCATTGATGAAATGACGCTCAATGAACAAAGCGTATTCGATTTTTTGCGTATGCGGCTACGTTGGACGGGCATAAATGATACTAAATTCTTTGGCGGTACAAATCCGGGCGGTAAAGGTCATATGTGGGTTAAATCCTTATTTATTGACCACATTATTCCTAAGAATTTAAAGCAATTTGCTGATAAAATTGCCTTTGTGCAAGCAAAAGTAGATGATAATCCATACTTAGCACGCACTTACATTGATAATTTGGACACATTACCGGATAAGTTGCGAAAAGCTTATAAAAACGGTGATTGGAATATATTTGAAGGTCAAGTGTTTGAAGAATTTAATGCTACAGTCCATGTTTGCAAGCCGTTTGAAATCCCAGACAATTGGACTCGATTACGAGCAATGGACTGGGGTTTTACTAAACCATATGCAATATATGGAGCGGCAGTTGACCAAGATAACACGATATATATCACGCATGAGATGTACGGATGTAAACAAGGTCAACCGAATGTAGGTACACAGGAAACGGCTCGTGAGGTAGCTCGTAAATGTAAGTTTATGAAGTCGTGGTATGGAGTGGCTGACCCTGCTATTTGGCAACGTACAGGACATGATGGTCCGACTATTCAAGAAATCTTTGCAACAGAAGGTATTGTGTGGGATAAAGCGGATAATGACCGCATTGCAGGTAAGATGCAAGTGCATGAAAGACTGCGACAACGAAAGGTAGTTATATTTGAGACTTGTAAAAATCTTATACGAACATTGCCAGCACTTACGTATAGTAAGCGTAATGTAGAGGATGTAGACACTGACCAAGAAGACCATGCATACGATGCTTTCAGATATATGCTGATGAGCAGACCTATTTCAGCGTATGACGTGAAGAAAGAATTTAATGATGGCTATAAGTATGTTGATGAAGGAAGAGAGGAGCAAAGCGCATGGGGCGTATGATGAGCGATAGGGCGTTACGTGATTACGCCTATAAGGTGCTGAAAAGTGAGTATGGAGAGCGTGTAGAAAACGGTATTGTAATTCCAGCAAAATTTACAGACAAACAGCTAGCCGAATTTGCAAGCTACATGCCACAGTGGCAACTTGAAGAAATGTATCGCCTAATTTACGGTTCTGAATTGGTCGAATAGGAGATGACTAATTATGTTTGATGTATTAACAGCAAAAGAGAATGTAAAACGTGCATTAGTCATCAATGAGGACTGGCGAAAAGAAGCACATGAAGACTATGCGTTTGTTCAAGGCAAACAATGGTCTGATGTTGATAAGAAAACTCTTAAAGAAGCAAATAGACCTTGTATTACAATCAACCGCATCAGACCTGTAGTAAATCTATTGTGCGGTTATGCAGCTCAAAATGAAACTGAACCGGACTTTATGCCTCGTTCAGAAGAAGATGACCGCATCAGCCGTGTTGCGAAGGGCATTACAAAATACGTGCTTGATAGAACTAATTACCAACGAGAAAAGAAAAAGGTATTCCGTGATGTAGTGACGTGCGGATTAGGTGCGTATTGGGTATCGTATGACTTTGATTACGCTAAAATGGATGGACAAGTGCTTATTGAGCGCATGAGTCCATTTGATGTATTTAAAGATCCAGAGAGCGTAAGAGAAGATTTATCTGATGCCATGTTCTGTGGACGGTACACTTGGGAAAGTAAAGAAAAATTAAAGCAAGTATATTCTGATAAAGCGGAAGAAATTGAACGCTTATATCATAAGTATGATGATACCGAACAGGAAGTTACGAACTCTTACCCTCAATGGTATGACAAAGACTTGCAGAAAGTTAGAGTGGTTCAGTATTGGTACAAGGAATACACAACGAAAACTATTTATGTAACGTCAGAGGGTGTAGTTGATGAAAATAATCCGTTATATGGATTGGCTAAGGCTCTTGGTGTTAAAGGGCAAGATATCCCCGATGTAAAGATTAGATATGCTACTTTTGCTGATGATGTGTTGTTGGAAGATGGTGAGAGTCCTTATAGTCACGGTAGATTTCCTTTAGTTTTCCAATTTTGCTACTACAGTGGTGAAAATGCAGATGATGACCGTTTAGAGCCTGCTGGTGTTGTGCGTGATATTAAAGATGCACAACGTGAACTCAATAAAAACCGTAGTCAGCGTATGCATATTGTCAACAAACAAGCATTAGGCGTTAGAATGTGGCATGGCGTAAAGGATGAATGTACGAAAAAGACGATTAAAGATAATATCACGAAACCGGGAGCCAATATTTTCTTACCGCCGGGGGTCACTTATGATGAAGGTTTACCGGCTAATCAGTCAATTGGCAATATGGAGCTTGAAAACCAAGCAAATAGCGACTTTTATACAATTAGCGGTATTACCCCTGAAAGTTTAAGCGGCTCTATTGGTGCTATGAGCGGAAAAGCGATTGACTTGCGTCAGTCTGTAACTACTGTTCAAACTGCAGATATTTTTGATAAAGCCAAAGAGTCAGAGCGTCAAATCGTGTTGATTTTATGGGGCGAAAAGGGGAAAGCCGGATTAATACCCCAGTATTACAACGAGCAGAAGGCAATGCGTATTTTAGGTGATGATGGCAAAGCAGAATTTGCTCATATTGAACCTAATCTCAATCAAGCGATGGTTGAACAACAACAAGTTGACCAATTTGGACAACCGCAATTAGATGAAGATGGGAATCCTGTTAAAAAGGTACTGTATGACTTATCTGCGTTTGATTTTGATATCACAATTGTAACCAGTCAAGCATCTGCTACGGCTCGCAAGGCTAGTTTATATCAATTACTCGAAGCTAAACAAAGCGGTGCCGATATCCCGATGGAAATCATTGTTAAATATATGGATTTTCCAGACAAAGATGAAATGCTTAGAATGCTTAAAGAACGTAGCAGTCAACCTGCACAGCCTGATGTGCGCTTAAGTGCTAATGTGAAAGATTTACCTGCAGAAGCGTTAAGTGAATATCTGCAGACAATTGGTGTGAATATTTCACCTCAGCAGATTCTAGCAGAACGGCTTGCGGCACAAGGCGGCAATGACCAATTACAAGTTAATAGTGCGATGCAAGCTCAGCAAGGATTTGCACAACAGCAGCTGCAAGAGCAAGCAAAGCAACAATCACAATTGTCGCCACAAGATATGCCCCCGCAAATGTAAATAAATTGTCCTAATCATGACGCTAAACTGATTTCCATGCGAATGCTTAAGCAAGTAGCCTATCAATGATAGTGGACGGTTTAAGAATAGCTACTCCGTCTGATTATGACGATAACTAATCAATTCGACCTGCAATGTCGATAAACTGCAATTAATTTTCGTCCCAATTATTGACGATAAACTAATTAAAAAGGAGATAATTATGAACGATGATGTAAAAGATGTAGTGAATGCAGAAGAGTATGGTATAACCGCCGAAGATTTAAAAGATGTAGATATTGATGATAAATCTACTGATGTTACTGATGAACCAACAGGCGAGCAATCAGATACCCCTCTTAACTCTGAAAGTGAGCCATCAAGTGAAGGAAATACAGAGGTAGAGGAAGTCAATGTTACAGAAGAAAATCACGGTGATTTAAACAAGGCTCTTGCGGCAGAAAGAAAACGCCGTAAAGAAGCTGAGAAAAAACTCAACGAATTTAGGCAACAATCCGCACCAGTTACATTAACGGCAGAAGAAGTCTCTAATATTAATGAATTTGCAAAGAAAACTGCTATGCAACAATTCGGTATTGATAATATGGAAGACTTGATGTATACGGATCCCGAAAAATACGCTCAACTTTTGGAAGAGCAAGGGCGTATTAAGTATGTGGTGACTCAACAGCAACAACAGCGGATGGCGTTGCGTAATCAAAACATCGCTTTTATCCAGTCTATTCAGTCAGCAGATGATTTCAAAGATATGCTTGCAATTGCGCAAGGTGAATTGGATGGAATGACTCGAGCTGAATCTAATCCGATTGATGCGGCTTTTGCTCGTACCGGAGCAGGTGTAGGCACACAGCAGGATTTCGATGTAATTACAAAGTTTGTTGAACGATTGCGTGGCAAGCTTAATGCACAAGCTGTACAAGAACCTAAGGTAAATCCGCTGGAAAAAACAATTAACTTGCCAAAGGCAGGCGCATTAGGTGGCGGTAATGGCAAGGCGTTGAGTGCGATTTCGAATGATGAGTTATTGAAGATGGTTGCTGAAGGGCGTGAATCTGAATTACCGGAACCGTTACAACGGCAACTTAAAGAGTTAATTGGATAAGGAGAGTAAATAATTATGGCAGATATGGCGAATCAATTAACAATCCCTACTAACCTCGTGCCAAAATTGTGGGCACGAAAAGTATGGCATGAAGGCGTGCAGGATAGCTATTTTGAAAAATTCACATCTACTGATGGTAAAAATATTGTACATAAGAATGCTGATTTGAAGAAAGTAAAGGGCGATAAAGTAACCTTTGGCTTGCTCATGAATTTGACTGGACAAGGTGTTACAGGTACTCGTGCAACCTTAAAAGGCAAGGAAGAACAGCTTACTGTATATGATTTTGGCGTAACAGTTGATTTAATTCGTAACGCAGTCACACGTTATGAATCTGAAGACCAGAAAAGCCCATATGACAATTTACCAATGGTTAAAGCCGCATTAACACAGTGGTTATCAGACTATTTAGATAATACGCTTATGGCTAAATTATCTGCTAATCCAACAGCAGGTGAAGTAATGTATGCAGCTTCTGCTGGCACAGTAGCAGGCACGGCAGCAACTGATAAATTGACTTGTAGTTTAATTAGTGCTGCGCGTCGTAAGGCTAAAATGCATGCACCAAAAGTTAATCCGATTAAAATCGATGGTCAAGATAAATATATTATGCTTGTAAGTCCTTGGGCGGCTCGTGATCTCAAAGAAGACCCTGTATGGCAAGCCGCACAGCAAAATGCTAATGTGCGTGGTGCCAAAAATCCTATTTTTTCCGGTTCTTTGGGTGAATATGACGGTGTTGTACTCTACGAATATGAACGAGTAGTAACTTCTGATACTGGCGCAAGTGGCGCAACAATCAATCGTAACTTGTTATTGGGAACACAAGCAGCATGCTTTGGCGTAGCTAGTGAACCTCGTCATATTGCGCAAGATGATGATTACGGCAACGTACAGGGCAACGGCATCAGCATTATGGCAGGTATTGAAAAGTCAAAATATAATAGCAAGGATTATGGTGTTATTCAGGTTATCACCGGCGGTAAAAAAGACTAATTAGTGTTTTAACAAGGGGGAGTGTAACAACTCCCCTTTATTTGTAGGAGCGATTATATGATCATTAAAGAATTGCTTAATCGTGCCTTTATGCAGATTGATGATACGGGGCATGAGAATTATACGCCGTATAAATTGTTAGAGTATTACAACGAAGGAAATCACTTGCTTAATCATTTATTAGCTAGTGTGTTTCCATCATATGTAAAGCGGACATATATATCTACAGGCATTGGAAAAGTAGAGTTACCTACTAATTGTATTGCCGTGTTAAAAGTAACCGCTGATGGGCAAGAGATTGATGATTATACGGTAAGTCAACTTAAGAATATCGCTTTTGATGCAGATGCAGAAGAGACTATAGAAGTTGAGTATGTTCCGACCGTTGATTACATGACGTTAGATGATGAGAGCGGTTACATTGCTGAAATTGAAACAATGCTTGTTGATTATATCGTTTATCGAGTAATGCAGATGGATATTAACGGACTTATAGCAATGTGGCAAGCAAGGTTGTCAGAGTTAGCTAATCAAAGTGGTGGTAACACTGGTGTAGTAATGGCAAGGGGGTATTACGATTATGGTAGTCAGCGAACTGATTACGGAGATTAATCTCGAAAGTAATGAGATTTTAGACAACGAAACAGAGTACATACCTTATATTAATGCAGCCATTGACCACTTATCTATGATATTAACTGCAATTAAAGACCGTGAAGTAATTAAGCGTAAATCTATTAATAATAATGATGTTGTTCCTATAGGTTTTATGCAGTTTGTGCCAAAGCAAGGCTATCCAATTACCATTAATAATGGCTCTTTTGAGACTTATGGGCAAAAGGAAGTAAAGGATGTATATTATGCTGTTAAAAAATCACATATTGCTAATATGACAGATAGTATTCCTTTTACCGAATTGTACACACATTATTTAGTGCAGCTAGTATCCTATTTGGTAAAGAAAAAGTCATTGATGATTGAATATGCAGGATTTGACAAAGGGTTTATTGACAGTTTGACGCAGCTTATACAGCAGTCTAGGGGGTATTAGCATGGGCGAGAAGTTACTAGCTAGTACTCGTGGCTTTCGGTTAGGCATAGATTGGTCAACGAGTCCGGAGAATATTGGCATCGAAAGTGTTGTACAAGCTCTACAATGCGAATTTGACCGCACTGATGGAGCATTGCGCACAGTGGCTGGTGTAAGAATTGCGTATGATGCTGGAATTGAAATTGAAAGCCTTTTTTACGATATTAACCGTAAACGGTTTTATTTCAATAGTGGTAATAACCTTTACTACACAGACTTACATACACATGAATTAATCGGACAATTAACAGGCATTAAAAAGCCGAAGTATCACATTTATGATGGCGATGTATTAATTGCTAGTGGTGGTAAGTTACAAGCTATTACTGGCAGTGGCACTTTAATTACGATTGATGATAGTCCTGCCTGTGAATTTGTAAGCAGTTATAGTGGACGTGTGATTGTATCAAGCATCTATGGTCACAGCGTGTACTGGAGTGCTATTGGCGATTATAAATCTTGGAAGAATAACACTAATGATGCATCGAGTGGTCAATATGTTGATGTGGGCTATAAAGACCAAGGTACGATTATTTCATTAGACTTTTTAGGTAAGTCAATTCTTGTATATAAGCAGTATGGCAAAGTATATCAAGTCATTGGCTCGCCATCTGATAGCTATTTCAGCGTGTTTCCGCTATCTACAACAGGATATTGCAGTGGCAGTGCGCTTAATATTGATGATCGTAGCTATTATTTAGGCGATAGCGGTCTTATGTCTTTTATGCCTACTAATACATATGCCAATATTCAGCCGTTTGAGACAGGGCTAAATATTAACGCCTATCTTATTAAAAATATCAAGGATACTTGCGAAATGTGGCATGTTCCCTCTCGCAAACAGATTTGGATTAAGCCTGAAAGCGGCAATCTTATATTTTTGTATCATTACATTCCTCGTTATGAAGACGGTCGAGGTGTTTTTACCTCACGTAAATTAAGCCATAGTTTGCATGAAGTTGTTGATTATAACAAAGATGTCTATGTTGCGTATGGCACAAAAATCGGTATTCTTGATGAGCGTTTAGATACAGATGACGGTGAACAGCTACAGACATCAATTATTTCAGGGAATAGACTTGCTACTAAGCTGTTTATTTTATTAATGAACTATGACTTTGTAGCTCATAACATCATTGATGGTTACGGCAACGTGCAGATTAGTAATCGCACGCCTAAACAAATTAAATTTGCATCGGTAGATGAACGGCTAAGCGATGATGGTGGTATGCTGAGTGATTACAACGAGTTGTTGTTTCAAGACGAATATACGAAAGTATATAAGATTGGTGGCGGTGCGAATCGTAATGTACAAATTAAGATATTTGTGCAAAAAGGTGCCATTTCATTACGGCAATTTGATTACAATTACGAGGAGGTTTAATAATGGCATATCAAGAGCGGTATCCTCTCAACGATAGCCCTAGCGGTGATACGAAGAGAGAAGCTATTTTAAAGAATAGGCAAGAAATGCTGAATATTGCCGATGAAATCGATAAGAAGTCAAACGGCAATGGCGGTGGCGGCGGATTACGTAACCGTGTGCTAACAGGTAACTCTGCAGGTGGTCAATATAACTATTTAAGTGGCGATAATTTGTCAGTTACTATTGATGGTACAGTAACTCCTGTTGTGGTTACGTTTGCCAATGGTTTTGATGAAAACGGTGCAGTCGATTATGTAAAATCGCTTACAGCACGTGTGACACCATGGTCGCTACCAGCCAGTGCTACGTCGTATTTATATTTAGGTTACAATGCAACAACTGGAGCAATTAATTATGATAGTACAACGATTGTACCAATCATCAGTAATACAACGCCTGATGCTACTGATAGCGACAGTAATTATTACAATGAACTACTAGGTAAGTCATTTGCTTATAATGGGGCGCAATGGGTCGAAAAAATACGTGTATTTATTGCCAAGGTAATAACAAACGGCACGAGTGTGACGAAGATTGAATATATAGATCGTAGTGATAGTACGATTACAAGCAATATGATTGGTAGCGGAACAATAAAAAAAGTAAATTTAGGGAATAATAGTGTTGGGACACCTCAATTAATTAATAAGAGCGTTACTAAAGATAAGTTGGGCGATGATGTAACAGAAGTAATTAATAATGTACTCGATAAAGTATATCCGGTAGGCTCAATTTATTGCTCGACAGTAAGTACTAACCCACATACTTTATTTGGATTCGGTGCATGGGAATACATCGAACAGGGGAGAGTGCTTTTATCACAAGGTAGTAATTACCGAGCTGGCAGTACAGGCGGTGAAGCAACCCATACATTGAATGTTAATGAGATGCCTCAACATAGCCACAGCACTAATAGTGCAGGTAACCATACTCACACTGGAACTACATCATGGGTAGATTTACAAGGTGATATCGGTACAGGCTCAGAAACACCGGGTGTTTTTTATAAACCATCAACAACGGGACGCTTTACAAATGCGGGGTATAGCGGAAGTAATGGGTCTAATGGTGGTCGCAGAGATAATGGAGATAGATCTGAACGCATCCATCTTGATGTATCTCATAATCACACCTTTACAACAACTACTAATGGTAGCCATACGCATAGTATTACCAATACTGGTGGAAGTGCGGCACACAACAATATGCAACCTTATCTTGCAGTTTATATGTGGAAACGGGTGCGCTGATGAAGTTAAACAACCTTAAAGAAATGATTGAAGACTATGAACGATACACGAAGGAAGTAGTTAGTCTTGATGGCTTCTATTTTGATAAGGAAGATGGCTCATTTCACGATGATTATTTCACCTATTTTAAATTCTTTGATAAGCAAGGATTTTTGTTTTGGTGTGTAAAAGAGTTGAATGGCGAAAAATATATTTGCTTATTACAGACATATGGATTTTTTAAGTACATGGCATCGTATGTGAAAGAGGTAATGCGACTAAATGATATTAATAAGGTCATTACCTTTACTACACGAAATCCTCGGGCACATTGCCGAAAATGGAAAATGCAACGGATTGAAGCAGAAGACTATGAATATCGTGGTAAAAAATACTATGCACTAGTAACAGATTACGAAAATGTGCATTGAAAGGAGCGTATATGATTATCTTTGATTTACAGTTGTTTGGCGGTGGCAAAAATAAGAATAAATCATCTACAAAGGTTAATTTGTTACCGTCAACACAAGAAGAACAGCAGGCACTAGCTAATCAGTTGGATTATATCAATCAAGCTAATCCGGCTGCTAAAAATTCCTTGCAAATGGGCAATAACGCAATGAGTGGGGCTAATGTAAATGTTGACTATCAAGGCTTATATAATCGTTATTTGAATCAGAATAATCAAAACTTAAAAGATGTTAATAGCATGAGTGGTCAAACACAAAATGCTATGACCGATAATGCTAATGCTAATACTCAATACGGTTCAAGTATGGGTAATGCAATCGAAAGTATGAATAATACTGCGAACACTCTCAATGAGCAGTATAAGAACGCATTAACTGATTTTAATAACAATTATAGTGGGATTGTAAATGGTCAATTACCTACAGCTTACAGTGAAAATCGAGAAAAAGTGTTAAATAGCTCTCTTGAAAATACAGTAGGTAATACGTTATCAGGATTGGCTAGTCGTGGAGTGATTAACAGTAGTCAAGCGGATACGGCATTTAATGGTATCAGTAAGAATGCAAGCGATACATTGGCTAATCAGTATGCTAGCGATTTAGGGAAAGCGGCACAATTGGTTAGTAATGGATTCGCAAATAATTTAAGTGGTATTAATGCACAGCAAGGATTGTGGGCTAATCAATACAGTAACAATATGAATGGCTTAAATAATCGAGCTAATTTAGCTAATCAGACCTATTCTAATACGCTGAATGGCATTAATACAGGTAGTGGATTAGCAAATCAAGCAGAAACTATCGCTTATAATCCATTGCAATATGGCGGTACAGCTCAGCAAAATGCAGTACAGTATCCAACTAGTTTATATAGCTTAAGTGCAGCTTTAAATAGTCCGAATAGTAACTTATGGGAGGCAATGATGCGGTCAAGATATGGAGCGAGTGGTGGTAATACATCATCTACATCACAGCAAGGTAGTGGCAATTTTATTACAGGGCTTGTTGGTGGATTTTGTTTCCCTGTAGGCACAGAAATTGCAACACCTACAGGGGCGGTAAATATTGAAGCAGTCAATGATGGAGACCAAGTGCTTACGCTTGGTGCGGTTATCAACGTTATTAAACTGCATAACATGGGTACAAAGCGTATTTACACGTTAAAAACAAACCGTACTACGGTTAATACAACGGAGACAGAGAAGTTTAAAACTCGTAATGGTTGGAAGTTATTAACAGAATTAGTTATTGGTGATGAAATTATGACAGTACATGATTATGATCGTGTAACCGATGTTATCGATACAGGCAAAGACGACACGGTATATGTGCTTGAATGTGATGGGGCAAACACTTTCTATGCTAATGGCGTACTAGCAGAAGGGCTGACGGAAGCTGATAAAAAGGCAAATGAAGACATTGAAAAAGTGGTAGAAGAAAAGACAAGTGAAACTATAGAAGAAAAGCCAAAAGCAAGACGTAGAAGTAAAAAGACGGCAGAATCCGCAGAACAGGGGGTTTAATTATGGGAATGACAGACGAAGCATTAGGACGATTAGCCGGAATGTGGTTAGGACATCGTTGGAATCGAATTCAAGAAAATAATGCGGCTAAAGCGTTGGGTAATATGTATGGATATGATTATGATGCAGAGAAATCAGCACAACAAGGTACACAGCAAGCGATGCAACAAGATGCTAATAGTAATCTTTGGAATCAAATACCTAATGTACAAAATAATATTGCGCAATATACACACCCCACTAACCAAGTAGCATTTAATTTGCCGAATAACACTCAGGAGAATCTTTGGCAGACAGATTTAACGCAGTATACTCGCCCACAACAAAGCAATAATAATGTGTGGCAAACAACACAACAACCGACGATTGCTAATGGAGCTTTAGAGGCTAATCAGAATTTATGGCAAACAATGCAAAAGCCACAGCAATCACTGCTTAATCAATCCAATAACAATAGTTTATGGAATTTTACGCAACAACCCAATTCAGGACAAGCATTTGGACAATTTGTAAACCCGCAAGCAACCTCATTAAACGGCGCTAGTGTTAATGAGGGAAGACACAATCAAGCTAGCGCTTTACCGGATACGCATAAACCATTGGCAGAAACTAATGGGATGGGAATCCCAGACCGCAATGCGATTACAACTAATTATCAGAGGCAGTTTGGTAAGGATGTTGTAGCATTGGTTAAAGGTGGCATGAATTTGAATGATGCAAAATCATATGCAGCAAATCGCATGCAAAGCAACATTGATAGGGCTTATGGCGATTATGTGACCAAATTTACAGATGATGTACTCGAACCAATGCGACAAGAAATTGTAAATAACCTTATGTATACCACTGATAAAGATGGTAATACGGTGGTAGATACATATAATAGCAGTAAAGTAAAAGGCGTGTATGGCGCAGTTACACGATATAATGCACTTGCTCAAAAGGTAGGCGCACAACCAATTGATATGAATAATTTGGCTAGTGCTGCTGCGATTAATAAGCCTAATTTTAAAGATACAACGATGCCTAACGGACATCTTGTACGAATTGATGGTGATACAGGTTCGGTACAAGATATGGGTAACTATGGCAAGGTTTCACCTTACGGCGCACAGAATGGTCATATCTTGATGCACGATGATAGCGGTAATGTTAAGGACATCGGTGGATATGGCACTGTTAGGATGCAACAACTTGATGATGGTACAACGTATCTTGTAAGTTCTGATGGTCAGAAGCAACTCGTTGGCAAATTCCCTAAATTTGGTAGCGGTGGTATCGGCTCCGGTGGTACTAGTGGATTACAAGCACAACAGTTGCGTACATTAGCATCATTGCATACCACATGGATGAAACAACATTTAGATGCAGATGAAAGTGAAAGCCCTTATTACAATGATTTGCAAACCGCTCTTGCCAATGGAGTCGGTGGCGGTAATAACGCCGCATCAAGCGATGACCATGCAAATTTAAAAGGTCAAGATAAGGCAGTTGCAGATTTGATTGACAAAAAACGCATGAACGGCGAAAGCCCTGAACAAATTAAAGCAGAACTTGAAGAAGCTTTTGGTAAGGGAAACTATTATATTAATTGGATTTGGTAGAAAGGATTGATTATGAATAGTTTTAGCGATATTAAGAAGAAATATGACAGTGAAGGTAGCTATAACAGCTTTTCTGAAATAAATACAGCATTCAACGGTGAACCTCAGACAAGTATGCTCGACAATATCGCTAATGTTGCAAGTTCTGCGGTAGATGGGGTGCGTGAATTAGCTAGTGGTGTAGAAGACTTTGCTACTAATACTGTAAAAAGTGTTGGCAATTGGTTTGATAATAGTAAACAGGCATTATCAGATTATTATGATGCGGCAAATAGAGGGCTTGCTGACGGTACAATGATTAATACTGGAGATGGCTATATTATTAATCCAGAGAAAAGTGATACATCTGAAGCTGACGAATTGCGGAGTCTTGGTAAACAAGCTTATGATACAACGGTTGGTCATCCGGCAATGTATGCGGCGATGACTCCATATATGCCTGTTCAAATCAAAGCGGCGGCAGGGCTTGCAACCTTACCAACATTAATTAGTGATGCTGGTCAAGCGTATGATAGTAATATGCAAACTGCAAATGAAACTGGCGGTTCATGGCTTGGGGCTGTTGGGAATACTGCTAAAAACTTGTTGGTTGACCCGCTTGTAGAACCTGTAGAAAAATGGATTGAAGACCCCGCTAGTCAAGTTGATGCAATCCGTCAAGGTGGTTTGGGCGCAGCTTATGATAATGTTTTAATGCCATTTGAAGGTGCAAGGGGTGCATATCATCTAGGTAAGGCAGTTACCCCAAAATCTGTGAAAGCTAGAGTTGGGGATGTCATTGGAAATGTGAAAGACAAAACCTATGACAGTTTTAAGGATATTGGTGAAACCTTTAAAAAAGGTACCGAAAGTATCTCTGATGGTGAAAGCTTTGCGGGTATTAAGCAAGACTTTGCAGCAGAACCTATTCAAGCAATGAAGGCTTTGGATGAAACTAGTAGCGAGTGGAATGCTGATGCACCTGCTGATATGCAAAGGGCAATATATGACCGTTTGCGTAGTGATGGCTTTTTTACTGACACTGAAGCGGCAGCAATTACGGGAAATATCGCACAAGAAAGTACATTTGATAAATTTGCCATAAGCAATGATGGAAATAATTCAGTAGGGCTAGTTCAATGGACAGGACCTCGCCTAAAGGATTTTAAGGAATTCGCAGCTGAAAATAATTTGGACATGTATGATTGGCGTACGCAAGTTGATTTTATTAAGTATGAAATGCAACATAAAGAATCTGCTGCATTTACAGCCATGAGGGAAAACCCGAATGCTACTCCGGAAGAAATGGCAGTTATCGTACGTGAAAAATATGAACGCCCTGACCCCACCGCTGCTAATGATGCCAGACGTATGCAAGCAGCAAGAGAGGTATATGATGGTCAATCTAGCCCGCATAATAATACTCCGAATATGGCAGATGGTAACAATAATCGATTCATAACAGAAACGTTTAAAGAAGAGCCATATAATCCGAATACTATTGATTTTAGTAATGAAAATAGAATTGGTGCTTTTGAAGTTGGTAATGAAAAGCCAAATTTGAACTTATTTGAAAAATCTGCTGACCAAGCTGAGGTTATGAATAGGGCAGAGCATAATCTGAATATGTTTGACAAAACGAAGGTTAATCCTGAACAAACAAATCCTTATTCTGATATAAAGCCTGCTGAATTGGCAGAAAAGATTAAATCTAAAGAAATCGACCCTAAATTCAGAGAGTATGATGCAGAAAAATTGGCTGAATATGAGAAGTATTCAGAAAAAGAGTTGTTTGAAAAAACTCGTGACAATGTTATTCAGCTTAAAGAAGGTGTTACAGATCCTTTAGGTAATACTGTAAAAGTAATGTATGACGAATCAAATAAACATGCGATAGACCAAATAGCTAATTATTTTATGCGAGGGCATAGTGATGGTAAGATAAGCAAAAAACGTGCATTTGCTACAACGTTAATTAAGGAGACCGCTAGCAATCCTGATTTGATTTTGAGACAGGCTAATGGACGAAATGCATATGTTAGCTATTTTAAGGGAATTGATAATATAACTCATCAGGTCATTGTAAGTCTTGACGAAGCTGATAGAGGAAAAATTATATCGTCTCATGTAGCTGCGGATATGCAGAGAAAACGTCATAATGCCATAAAAAAACTCATTTCAGATACTAAAAAAGCCGACGCAATTGTATACGTCAGCGATAGTATTAGAAATGAGTTAGAAGGTGGCCTGTCGCAGTATCACCGACCCCCAACTAGTGATAGGGGTTCAACACTGGATACTCAGCTCCACCCATCTAGTAATTTAAATATAACAGATGCGGTGGAAAAAGTAAAGCCAAATGATGTGCAGTACTTTTCAGATAATCCCAAATCACCTTATCGATATGTTGAAGGTGAAGAGAATTTAACATCCGATAAACCTGTAACCCGTCAAGAGATTTTTAAGGCTATTGATGAGAATTTTAAATCAATTAGACATGGGCGTATTGGGAGAAAAGGTGTTTTAGGCTTTTTCAATACTAAAACTGATGCGGTCAGAGTAAGGAATTATGGAGATTTTGAAGCAGCTGCTCATGAATTAGGGCATTACTTGGATAAATATTTTGAATTTACTACAAAAAAACATCAAGCAGAGTTAGTAGGAAATGTACATCGTAGATTTGGCGGTCGATATGACAAATTAGACTCTACAGGATTGGCAAAAGAAGGTTTTGCTGAATTTTATCGTGATTATACAACGAATAGAGCCAGAGCAAAGGCAGATTTTCCAGAGTTCTATGATGAGTTTACTAGCAGATTAAAGGCGGCGCCGGAGTTAAATGCACGAGTTGAAAAGGTAAGTGCAGTAATGCATCAATGGTATCGACAAGATCCGCATGAACGTATTAAGGGCACTGTTACTTTTGGCGAAAATGCATCACCTTTAAAAACTGCTATTAAAAATCCGAAAGAGACTGTTACTCGATTTTTAGATGATGCTTATACTAGAGCCATTGACGAACTGCATCCATTGGAAAAAATAGTGAGTGAAGTTGAAGCAATTACTGGTAAGAAATTAAAGTTTTCTGATAATCCATTTATGCAAGCTTGGGTATCTCGTGGTTGGGTAGGTAAAGCTGAGGCGTTATTGGAAAATGGTCCGGATTCATTTAAAGAAGCTATTGCTGATATTCCCGATAATCTGCACAAAGATTTTTCAACGTATCTTGTAGCAAAACGACAAATGGATATTTTGAAATGGAATAAGGCGCATCCTAATGAAAAGATATATACTGACAAATCTATTAAAGATGTAATTGCAACCATAGAACACTATGAAAGTGCATATGGTAGTAAATTCATTGATGCGCAACAAAGAATAGTAGCTTATAGTAATAAACTATTAGATTCAATGCGTAGTGCTGGTTTAATTAGCCGAAAAGATATTATGGCAATGCGTACCAAATATCCAAACTATGTACCGTTTATTCGAGATTTCGGTGAAGGTGGTATTGATAATTTCGGAAGCAAGGACGGCGGATTTATGAACGTGCATGCTCCGATTAAGAAAATGAAGGGTAGCGGGCGTGATATTGTTGACCCTTTAGAAAGCATTATTAAGAATACCTATGCTACGATAAATGCCATTGAGCGTAATAAGGTAGCAAAATCCTTTGTAAAAATCTCTGAAGTAGAAGGCATGAGCGATATTGTTGAACGGGTAACAGGTACTCCTACATCTAAAGATTTTACTTTTTATGTTATGGAAGATGGCAAAAAGACCATTTATCAAACATCACCGGAAATTTATCAAGCCTTACAATTTGCCAATGCAGAAAGTTCTAATTGGTTAGTGCAAATGATGAAAACGCCAGCAGGATGGTTAAGAGCCGGGGCTACTCAATTAAGTCCTGAGTTTATATTGCGAAATCCGGTTCGTGATATGATTGGCGCTACGATTTATAGTAAGCATGGCTTTATTCCGGTAGTCGATACTTTAAAAGGACTTATGCATTATCTTAAAAAAGATAATTTATATTGGGACTATAAGCGTAGTGGGGCTGGCAATAGTGCAATGGTAAGCCTTGACCGTAATTATCTGCAAAATTCTATTCGAGATATTCTCAAGAAACCGAATATCCTTAAAAGAATCGCAACGTCACCGCTTGATATAATTCGTGGTTTAAATGAAGCCACTGAAATGGCAACTCGATTGGCTGAGTTTGATAATGCAAAAACTGGTTATTCTGGTATTATTAATCGCCTTACTAGAGGAAAAAAGAAACCTTTGAGCAATCCAGAGGCGGCTATTCAAGCACGTGATGTTACATTAGATTTTAGCCGTATTGGTAAAAACACGAAACAGGCAAATAAAATGATTGCATTCTTTAATGCATCATTACAAGGTACCGATAAAATGGTTCGGGCATTCCGTGAAAAGCCAGCTGAGATGACACTTAAAACAGCTGCATTTATTACGTTACCAAGTGTTGCGTTATGGTGGTTAAATAAGGATGACCCAAGGTATCAAGAGTTGCCGCAGTGGGAAAAGGATGTATTTTGGATTATTCCGACAGAGGATACTTTAATTAAAATCCCTAAACCGTTTGAATTAGGCATCTTGTTTGGGACAGTACCGGAACGAGCATTACAGTATGCTTATGACAAAAAAAAGAAGGTTAATGGGCGAGGTTTTGAAGGGTTAGCATCCACTGCTATGGATAATATGATGCCATCATTAATGCCAACAGCAGCTATTCCTTTATTGGAATGGGCAACAAATTATAGCTTTTTCATGCAGAGGGATATTGTTCCTCAAAGCATGACAAAATTACCGGATCGCTTACAATCTGATTGGCGCACATCTTATATAGGTAGCCAAGTAGGCAATTTGCTTGATGTATCACCTATGAAGGTTGATAACACCATTAGGGGTTATGGCGGCGGTTTCGGTTCATTAATTATGGATATGACAGACCGTATGAGCGGTGTGGCAGATACTCGTCCGGCAAAAAAATGGAATGAGCAACCCGTAATTAAAGGCTTCACCGAAACTCCATATAAGAGTAGTGACAGTGTACAACGATTATATGACCTCTATAAAAATCAAGATAGTCTTGTTAATGCAATGAAGTTAACTGGTGAAAAACAAGAGGGGTTTGACGCTAAAGTTTACAATCGCACTAAAAGGGCATATCAAATGTTACAGCATTTAAATAAAGTTGCTAAGAAAATAAGAGAGAGTACAAAATTAAATAGTCAGCAAAAGAGGGATAAGCTTGACGATATTGATTTTCAAAAGGTAAATGCAGCTAGAAGAGGGCTAGGATTGCAACCGATTAGTAAGTAAAGGAGCATATATGAACTTATTGTTTGATTTTACATGGCTATCCTCTCTTGTTGCAGTTGTATTAGGTATTGCTGCTATTTTGGGATGGTTTATTAAAACGGTTATCTTTGATAGATGGGAAGCTAAGCAAGCCATCCTAGAAGAAAAGCGACTTAAAACAGATGAAACTGTAAATGACATTAAAAGCGTTATGAATTTTACATCTACAGATGTGCAGAAAATCCTCGTTAGTGTAGAAAGAACCAATGCTACACTGACAGAACATAATCATCGCCTCGAGTCACAAGAAAATCGAATTCAGCGGCTTGAAAATAAGATTTTATGGGGCGGTGACAAGCCGTGAACTTGTTGAATCGTTTAAGTAATGTATATAAAGCAGTAAAGGTTGCCGACCTAAAAATCGGCAACCTGCTGTTTTATGAAATTGTAATAGGTATATCCTTATTGCCGTTAATATTTGTTGTGTTCTTACTCTTGTATATATGGTTTGCGCACATTACGGACGATTGGGCATTTAAAGTGGTTGAATATGCGATTAAGATTATTAATGCTATTCTTACAGGTCAAGTAATGGCTTGTATTATTGCCTATGGAGCAAAACTTAAAGACAGCAATAGTAACGGTATAAGCGATGATGATGAAAGAGGTACAAAATGAAAATTGTTGACGTATCTGAACATAATGGATTGGTTGATTTTGGTGAATTAAAAGCAGCTGGTATTGAAGGGGCTATTATTAGGCTTGGATATGGTAAGAGTGGGATTGATAGCCAATTTTATAATTACATCAATAAAGCTATTGAAAGCGGTATGAAGGTAGGCGTATATCATTACTCCTACGCTCTCGATGAGTCTGATGCGGAATTAGAAGCACAATTTATTATTAATACATTGGTACAAAGTGGTTTAACTCCAGACCGATTAGAACTCGGAGTATGGCATGATATGGAAGATGGTGACGGCTACAAGGAGCGGCATGGAATGCCAAGCAATCAAACTTTAACCAATATTTCTAGCGTCGTTATTAATAGATTGTGGCAAGCCGGATATTATAATGCTGGATTGTACGCATCTTATGATTATATTGTTAATAAGTTACTTATGGATCAATTGGGATGTGACATATGGTATGCGCAATATAATTATAAGATGGATTGGGTAGACCCTCGTATTAAGCTATGGCAATACACCATGAGCGAAAACATCAATGGTCAATTATACGATATGAGCCGTACTGTGTAAGCTGTAAGGAGTGTTATTATGGGTAAGGTAAGATTATATTTAACTCAGCATAAAAACGCCGTGACGGTCATAATTGGGGCTATTGCAGTAGTGCTAGTGGTACTGATTGTTGGACATAGTCAAGATAAAATCCCGCAGAAAGCTGACATAGTATCTACTGATACGCTTAATAATTCGACGGCTTTATCTAATAAGCTTAATGTATCACCTTCTGATGCGGTAAAAATTCAAAAGAAAATACAAATTGTACAGCAAAAAGAGCCTGTAGTTAGTTACTATGTACAGGCTCCGGACGTAAATACGGCAGCTGTGCAAACTCAAAAAGCTATTAATAATTATGATTTATCATTACCTGCAGTAGTTACTGATAAAAGTGATAGAACAATTGTTACACCCAATGAAGATGCACAAAAAGTTGATGTGTATAAAATCAACTTAGATAAGTCGCATAAAATAAAATCGGGTGTGACTGTGATTGATAATAAACTATATCCCACTGTAGGATATCAAGCGGGGCAATTTGAGGGGCTTGTACATTTTAAAGATAATGGTATAAAAGGTGCTAGTGTGCTATATACAGTGATGGAATGGTAGTATATACTATATATAAAGAGACTAGTAGTGAGCGAACGTCTGACAAGGGTAGCATGCGTGCTGCCCTTGTTTCTTATAACGGCAAAAAAACGGCAAAAATTGTATAGAAAAGATGATTTTTTATAGAAAATATTTCTAAGATAAAATGTTGGTTGAGTAGCATTATTGCTTGTTTTTATAAAAAAGTAGACAAATAAAATCGATACGGAGTATAATTAGGGCATATAGGTTATTATTTTTGTGAAGGAGGCTATTCTTCAATGGCAAAAGCAAAATTTGAACGTACTAAACCGCATGTTAACATCGGTACTATCGGTCACGTTGACCATGGTAAAACAACTCTTACTGCAGCAATCACTAAAGTTCTTGCTGAAGAAGGTAAGGCTCAATTCCAAGACTACAGCATGATCGACAAAGCTCCGGAAGAACGTGAACGTGGTATCACAATCAACACTTCCCACGTAGAATATGAAACTGAAAAACGTCACTATGCACACGTTGACTGCCCG